AAATATGTATCTGTAACTGTAGGAAGGGAGTATGGCAGATGGCAAGAGCAGAAAAGATATTAGAAGTGGTAGTATGGTTGTTGATTATTGGTGGTATGGGTTGGTTTTTTTATGGTTGTTATCAGTTAATTGATTTATTTTTTATAAGGGGATAAGAATGGTTGATTTAGTGAATAGACCACCGCATTACTTAGTGGGCGGTATAGAAGCAATAGATGTGATTAAAAGTCGTTTGACTAAAGAAGAGTATATTGGTTATCTTAAAGGTTGTAAGCTCAAATATGACTTACGTTATCCTTTTAAAGATAATCCACAACAAGATTTAGAAAAGTCTGATTGGTATAAGAACAAGTTATTAGATGCTACTAAAGATGATGGAGTTGAAATTCCACCAGAACTAGAAGCTCAATTACAAAGGTTTGATGATGAGTAAAATATATTGGATATTTATTGTGGTATTAGCTGCGTTAGCTATTTGGGGAACAGAACAGGTTATGGCTCAAACTACTACTATTCTTGCACCTGATGGGTCTGTAACAGTCTGTCAGGTAGGTAGTAATGGTGTGATTATCTGCGTCTAGTCATCCATTGGTGTTAGTTCGCCATAGAGAGCTAGCTCTTCGCCTGAGATTTCCACAACACTATCATTATCTAATGTAATGATTATAGTGCTATCTCCATGCAATGCTTCACAGGATACGATAGTTCTACCTAACATGTGATTACAGATAATCTCTACTTCTGACCGTTGCATAATTTTCCTATATATTTACTAAAGAGTCTTTGGCAATTTTTTCTGATTTAACAGACCTTGCCCACGACCCACAATTTTGACATTGATAGCGTTGATAAATAGCAGTCCTACTTCTTTGTGTACCACGAGATTGTAATTTGCGTGAAGCACAATTAGGACAACAAACGTCAGCAGAATATGCGTTATGATTTGGATGTTGTTTAATCCAACCCTTGAATTTATCGTAGACTTTCTCAAGTAATATAACATCATTCTTATTATATTCTTCCATTGTTTTCCATGCCTTACGGTCATCATTCATACACTTGACCCATAAAGCATGTCCTTCATGTTCTGTCTTGCTACCTAATCCTAAAGCCTGTGCTACATAATCTAGTTTGTTAGAAACAAATCTAAACTGTCTACGAGCTACCTGAAGTAAATCTATCTGTTTAGAGGGTGCTGGAGGTGGCATACCAGATAGTAAAAACTCTTTGTGTAGTATTGGTATGTCAAACCTAGAACCGTTGTAGTGAACAATGGCATCAGCTTCATCAAGAAGTTTATGCACAGAGTCTAGCATTTTTTGTTTGCCAGATTTTTGGATAGAGTCAAACATGATTTTAGATTCACCGTACCACTTGGCTGCATAACATAAAGTGTAAGATGATTCTAGTAATTGGTTTATAGAGATGTTCTGGTCAAAGATACCCCAGACATGAGCAGTATTTGGTGCTACTTCAATATCAATAAGTAATATTTTCATAGTAGTCTCTAAAGTTGAGATACTTTATTATATACTAGATAAATAATTAACATGAGTAATACATATTTAAAGTGGTCTATAGCACAAAAGATGTCGCAGATTAAATAATCTAGCATATCTTAATTGTGGCTGTTTTAGCTTTTTTTAGTTTGTCAAAAAACTTCTTATAAGCTATTTTAGAGTTACCTATGAAGTCTTTACCTGCCCATGTAGTGCCAAGTAAGATACATCCTTCTGTATGTGCTGAAGTATTACCTGAATGGATACGAACACCTGTGAAATTAGGAACGTCTAGTATATGTGGCATATCTTGTTTAAAGCGTACAGATGCGTCTATAATGACTTTGTATTCACCGGTAGGGATAGCAGTCTTACCTATGACTTTAGTGCCATTTCTAACTACATCTTCTAACGTATAACACTCATATATACCGTCTACATACATCTTGCCTACTGTATGCGTATCTTTAAATTCAAACCTTTTTACTTCAATCAACATATGAATTAATATATTCCAATGCACGAGTGAGATAATCCATAATTGCCATAAATACTAAAGCAATACCCATGACTACAAATAGCAATCCTACTACGATAAGTTTAAGTATAGATAAACCAATAAAGTTAAGTATGTTTAAAAATATCATTTCTTTTTGATATAGAACAAGCTGCGTTCACCAAATAAGTAGAAACCTACAGCACTAGCAAAGTTATCCACTTCTTGTGTAGATATACCTTTTAAGTGCATTGTAGCCCATGTGCCTAATACGATAAGACCAATCATAGGTCTCATAAGTCTAGTGATAGCTTCTACCCAAGGATAAGATGGGTTACCAGAACCTGCTTCATTCATTACTTTAAAGAACTCTAAGTCAATGTTTTTCATTTGAGCATATTGTTCTATAGTAGCTGGTTTAAATTGGTCAGGTGCTACAAAACGATTAATAAGAGATTTGCCTAAGTCCATAACAACTGGAGCAAAAGCAGATAACATAGTGATTGGGTCCATTATAGTTCCTTAGGGTCAAAGCCATACATCTTGGCTACACGTTTTTGTAGTTTTAAGAATAAACCTTTATGACTAGCATACTGTTCTGTTTTAGGTGAGTCTATATATACGCACATATGGATAATCTCATGGCATAAAGTCATTAAGACAGGGTATAGATGAGAATGACGTGCAGTAGATATAGTTATAACATGAGGCTCACCTTGCTCTGGTGGTTCATATTGTCCACATATAGTATCGTCATGCAATACTACGAAGTCTACTTTAGATGCAGGTGGTAGTTTATACTCGTCAAATATGGGCATTTCTATCAGAGCTGAATATAGGTTTGCTATATTGTTCTCTGTAATAAATGTCATTTGGCTAAGTGTGTCAATAAAAATACAATAACAAAACCTGCTGTGCCTAAAAGTATTTGTTCTAGGCGTTTGAGTCTTGCGTTTATTTGCTCATAACGTAACGCACAAACTTCCTCATGCGTACTTAAACGTGATTCTACGTCTGACTTTACCATTACTGTTCCTCTGATAATAAACCTGTTATAGGATTGATAAATGGTGCTGCTAATTCTCTAGCACCAATAAGACCTCTAGTAGATACTTGTGGGATAGGAGCATTGCCTGTAGCAAGTCTGTTACGCAATTGTTCTATGTTACGCAAACCTAATTGTTCTGCACCTTTTCTAGCAAGACCACCTACAACAGGTGTAGCAACAGCACCTATTGGACCACCAGCTAAGTATCCTAAGCCAACAGAACCGCCGCCAGATACAACTCCTGTAGGAGCTAGTTTACCAACAAATCTTAATAGATTTTGTATAGGACCGCCTTTAGCAGCAAGCTTAATAGCATTTTGTTCTTCTTTAGTAAACGTTCTTAATGCTTTAGGGTTATCAGCTAAATTAACTAATTTACGTCTTAATGCTTGTTCCATACCTGATTGTGTAAAGTTTGCTTCAGAACGCAAATCTGCACTAGCTACTAAGTCATCAATAATTTCTGTTTTCTTAGCACGTTTCCATAAGTCTCTAGCATCTGTTAAAGCTCTAACAGCTTCAGATGAACCTTTGGCTAATTGACCAGGTTGAGCAGTTTCTACAAAGTCATCTAGGTTTTCTACTAAAATACTTGCTAAACGTCTTTCAGATGCGTCTGCACTAGAACCTGCTGCTTGACCAATACGTCTTAATATTTCCATATTTTCAAGTGTTACATTAGAACCTTTTGTATCTTTAATTCTTTCTAATGCTGCAAATACTCTAGGTTGTAATGTTTTATCTAAACCTTCTTTAGCTAAAGTGCTTTCAATTTTGTTAGCAAATTGATTGTAAGAATTCTTTTTAAATACAGCACCTACTTCTTCAGCAAACTTGTATTGTTGACCAGCTTGACCTTTTAATTCTTGCACAGTAGGAGCTTGTAATGTACCTTTAGCACCTACAGCAAATGGTATACCTGCTGCAATACCTGCTGCCATACCTACCAAAGGACTACCTGTTTCTTCTGCAACATATTGTGATGTAGCACCTACAGGTAATGCTGCGGCAACTTGTCTTAAAGGTTCTTGTGATAATGTTTGTGCAATACCACGACCAACAGGTGTTGTAGCTGTTTTAGCTAATTGACCTAATGCACCTACTTGACCACCAACTCCACCTAATGCACTACCACCTACTTGTAATGCTCTTTCTGTTTGTGTTTCAGGCACAGGAAAACCTAGTTTAGTTAAACCTTTTTCTACTGTAGCTACAGGAGATGGAATATCGTATTTATCAGGTAATACTGCGTTTACACCTTTGGTAAGTAATTCAACAGCAGGTAAAGCTAATGAACCTGCTACAGCACCTAGAGGACCTCCTAAAGCACCGCCAGCAGATGCACCAATAACTGAAGGTGCAGCACCTCTAGCAATAGCACTTAATCCACGACCAACTTTCTCTAAAACACTTTTTTGTTTTTTCATTACAGAGTCAGGTAAGTCTTCAGGAGGAACTGCATTAGCACTTAGTTGCATAGGCAAATCACTTGCTGGCACTAAATTACTTGGTAAGTCTTCTACAGGCACTCTAGCCATTATTCATACTCCCATTGTCCATTTCTATATACCATTGGCTTACCACTCTTAGACTTAGTTTTAGCACCTTCTTTAAAACCAAAAGGTGTAGTATTAGATTGTTTAGCTTCAGGTGTTTTTTCTACGGATTTTAATTTATTGTTATAATCACTTATAAAGTCGCTAGTGTTATTGTATATTTTTCCTGTAAAACCTTTTAATGTGCCATTAGTATTATAATACTCTACTGCTTCTTGTTTAGTTTTAGCAGCACTAGACATTTGTTCTTGTAATAACTCAAGACGTTTTACATTAACACTTTGTGGCAATGCAGGGTTATACACTCTGTTAATTAATGCTTCACCTTCTTTTGCTGTAAACTGTGGACCTAAAATAAGTCTTAAGTTACGTTGTGCAATTTCTTGTACTTGTTCTTTAGTGTCTTGTGCTACAGGATTTGTATATTTAAGCAAGCCTGTATCATCTTGAACGCCAACAACTTTACCTGTAATTTTACCTTCAGGTTGTTGTTGAAGAATTTGTTTAGCATTTTCTAATTGTGTTAAACCTTTTTGCACATCTGAGAAACCACCGCCTACAGTAAAGTCTACTAAGTCTTGTGCTGACTTTTCTTCTACTTTAGCTTGTAATGGTGTAAGACTTTTCTTAACAATTTCAGCTTGTGTTTGTGGTGCTGCTGGTGGTTGTTGTAAACCTAATTTAAGTTCTAAAGCCTTAACTTCATTTCTTAATAATGGGTTTTTAGGGTCTTCTTGTGCTTTTTGGAAAGCCTCGTTATATCTATTTAATAATTGAATATCACTAGACTGACTTGCTTGACCACGAGTTTCTTGAGGAGCTTGATAAATAACTTGACCTTCTCTATTTACTAACGCACCGTCAATAGTATAAAGTTGGTCTTTGTTGTCTCTAGCTGCTAATAATTGTTGTCTATAAGCATTGTTTAAAGCTGAATTAATAGTGTCTTGAGATGAACCCATGCCACCAAGAAATGCTTTACCTAAATAAGGTAATGGAGAACCAGCACCTAAGTTTTTAGGAGTAGCTAAATATGTAGCACCTGCACCTAAAAGTCCTGATACCAATGCTTGATTTTTTAATTTTTCTTCTTGCATTGGGTCTAAAATACCACTTGGAATACTTGTTCCAAATGGAGTTAAACCTTCAAATAAATTGCCTAATCCACCATTTCTATCAAATAAAGCCATTAGAAGCCTCCTCTATAGAATGAAGGATATAAGTTAAGTTGGTTAGGAGTAACTTGCATCCTTGTAGCTACTCTTTCATTTGGACCTTGACCTAATGTAGGTGCGGCATTATACGTACCTCTAGTAACAGGTGGAATTGCTGGTTGACCTACTTGTTGTTGTTGTTCTTGTGGACTTACTGCTTTAACAACATCACCTGTAGTAGATAATGCTTGCATAGGGTTAGCTTTAGCCCAGTCTGATAATGCTCCATAACCTGACTCAACACCTCTTTGAACACTACCCATTAATGATGGGTCAAATCCACCACCACCCATAGCTGTTTGTTGACCAATGCCACCTAAAATTTGGTTTTGTGTGCCTGCAATATCAAACATACCTGTAGAACCTGTGTATAAAGGTGCATTTTGTGCTGCCATTGCTGGAGCTGATGCGCCTAAACCTGTAATTGAACCTGTAAGTCCTGGTGTCATTGTTTGTGCGCCAAATACACCTGTAGGTGTAAATGGACTAATAGCTTCTGTAGCACCAAATAAACCTGAGCCACCTGCTCCTGCTGTAGTAGCACCTGCGCCTGCGCCTGTAGCACCTGCTCCAAATAAACCTGAAGCACCACCTAACCCACCTAAAGCACCGCCCATTAAAGCACCGGTGATAGGGCTTTTGCCCATTGCTGCTGAACCTACAGCACCTATTGCTGCTGGAATTAAAATTGGTGCGCCCATTATTTACCTACCTTTCCTACTACATAACAAATTGGTTCTAAGATAGCACGATAAATCATGCCATAATTATCTCTAGTTTTACCACGTTTTTGTTTCCATATATCAGCAGTACGGTGTCTTGCGATATGCTCTAAAACACCCCTTAAAATGCGTTGTAGGGCATTCTTTTCACCAGCTTTGTAAGCATAGTTTACTAATGGTAAGAATAGTTTATGATAACCTTTTTCGTATGCTGGGTCTAAGTCTTTAGACTGAGCTAACCAAATAGAGTTACGGAAACTACCAAAGCCATATTCAGCATTCATAGCTGTACATACAATTTTTCCACCACCAGATGATTGTTGTTGTGATGTAGAAACTTGACCTTGAGGTGAGCCATAAGCAGCACCCAAGTATGCAGAAAGTTTTTGATATGGTAAGTTTTGTTCGTAGTTATAACGGTCAATAGCTGATTGTAATTCTGTTTGTTTATAACCCTCAGCAGTTTTACCTACGTTAGCTAATTGTTGAATATCTGCGTATTTACTTGCTTGTAATGATGGTGCAAGACCTGCTGCAGACTCTTGTCTAGCTCTTTCTTGAGCATAGTTAGTATAAGCTAGTTCACCCGCTTTGCCTGCCAATGTATCTGCAAGTGTTTTATTAGCACGACCTGTTAAGTCTGCCATAGCACCAGAACCGTAACGACCAGCTAATGATGATGTGCCAAATGCACCTTTAATTGCATCATTATATGCAGTAGTAGCTGAACTTACTGCAGGTCTCATTGCAGCTTCAAAGTATGGGTTACCAGCAGATAAATATTTACCTGAAAGTACATCATATTGCTGACCCATTGCAGCACCTGTAAGAGGGCTACCTGCTTTTGCTGCAGCTTCTGCTGCTGCTAATGACTCTGTTGTTTGAGCAGATGGACCAACATAAGTTGAACCAGGAAAGTAAGAAGGACCAGGAGTTCCGTATAATGTTTTAGCTTCTTGTAAACCATATTCTACAAACGGTCTTACTGTTGGGTCTAATTCAGAAGAAGTTTTAGAAGTAGTTGTACCTCCACCACCTGACCCACCACCACCATAAAATGTAAATGATTGTACTAATTCTTGTACCCAATTGTGTAACTTAAACATATCTAGTTCCTTAAAGTGTATATTCCCATGTTTGAGGTTTAAAACCCATTAGTCTTGCTCTACGTTCCCATCCTTTTCGTTGTGAATTGAATGTAACTTTAGACTTACCGCCTTGTTTTGCTATTGCTTGTATTTCTTGAAATGCTTGATAAAAAAGTGTTATATCGTTAATTGTTGACCATGAAGCCCATACATGAAGTGTGTCACCTATAGGTTGAAGTACTACAAAACCTACTGCTTTGTTATCTATCATACCTACAAATAACATAGACCTATTTTCGTAACAGTCACAATAAACATCTTCTATTATCCAAGATGTATGACCACGTTGTCTTACTAACTCAAGACCATGTTTAACATAATCCCAATGAGTCCTAAGTTGGTCTTTAGGTATGTAATGTAATATCATCCTACTATTATATAACGATACACCTTATTCGTGCCTGTATTTGCAGGATGCGATATAGTAGCCTGACCTTGTGACTGTGAACTAACATAAGGCTCTGTAAATAAGTTTGTAGTGAATGAATTAGCACTTAAATACTGAATGGTAACAATAGCACTAGGTGTTGCAGGTCTAGTAGGTGTTGTTTGTGCTGCTAAGTGTTCTATTGTTACTAATGTAGAACTTGTAGCCCATGCTAAACTTACATAGTCGTCTTTAGCAAGTTCTATATTAAAGTTTAATGCTGCAATAAGATTACCATAAATACTTGCACTTTTACGAGCTGGAACAGTAAATTTACTGTTAGAACCTGCAACATCTGAATTATTCTTTCTAAACCATATATCTAAGTCATGTTGAGCATTATCGGTATTAACAAATTGAATACTAAACTGCACATTATAAAGACCAGAATAGTCTACTTTTACTTTGTATCCATCTACTAAACTTGTGCCTAAAGAATAGTCTGTAGCATTAAGTGTAATGTTTGCTGTAGCTGTTATCGTAGCTATACTTTGATCAGTCGTATCTTGAAAAGCACCGTATGGGAAGTATGTACTAGCTGCTGTTTGTGTTGTAGGTTCTAAACCAATATAAGAATTATATCCTATACGTTCATCATAAATAGTAGTAGAAACTGCACTACTTGCAGCTAAAGTAATATTGCCTGTGTTATTAGACTTTCCTTCTACAAGGTTATTTACAATTTCAGCTACACTTCTAGGATCGCCACCTGTCCAAGGTAGTTTACGATACATGTCACGATCAGCCATTATCTAGTGCCTTGTGTAGTAATGTCTACATCTAGTCCTACAGCATGCTTCCAATTATCACCGCTAGGTATAAGTTTAAACCTATGATAACGACCAGAACTTCTTAAGCTACATCTTCCTTCAGTTGTTGCTGTGACATCTGAACTGTAAGTAATAGTTTCATCAAGGTTCTTACGACTTGCTACAGCTACACTTGCCGATCCATTATCTACCATTGGTCTTGCTAATGTAACTACTGAGTCATATCCTTGCTCAATATCGTTTGTAATAAGTTTTGCTGGCATATATGGGCCTGTAAAAGCTATTAGTTTAGTGCTACTTACACCTGCAAATACATATTGGCCACCAGCCCATAAACGATCATCTAATGATGCTGGAAGCGTATCTATAGTACCAAATGCGTCTAGGCCTTCTAGTGCTATATTAGATGTTGCAGATGAGCAAATATAGTCAGCAGTACTATCTGCTCTTGACCATTTTGATAATTTAAAGTTATAGATAAGCATTTCTGTAGTGCCATCTACTTTAAAATAGTTCCATATAACAAGTTTGCTAATAGGATCAGCTACACAACTCATCTTAGATAGTTTAGATATGTCTACATTAGTGTAAAAGTAGTTATCTACTTTTTCATCACCAATAGCAGTTAATGCAGTACCATCACATTGATAAAAGCCATCATCTGATAAGAAGAATGTAAGGTTGCCATATTGGGCTACAGATCCTTCAGCATTACATCCTACGTTGCGTGAAATAGTGTCAAATTGGAAAAAAAGTGGGCTGCCAGAATATGACATGCGAACCACGCTTTTTTCTAACAATACTAAGCCAAACTCTCCGCCTGTGATCCCAAGTATATTACCGCCATCTGCGATCAATTGAAAGTCGGCCTGAGATGCACCACCTGCAGTCCATGACCCTTCTGCGTTAATATCACTCCATTGAACCTTGTTATAGTCAGAGCCAATATTAGCACTTACTACAAAGTCACGTACAACTGTAATGAATTTAGCTGTAGGAGCATTAGCAGCAACGTCAGCAAACACAGTAGAAACGCCTACTTGCCATGACTGTATTTTTTCAGAGCCATTAGCAGCTAATACAACGTCACCAAATTGGACAAAGTTCCATCTATTTGAACCTGTATAACCACCGCCTTTAGATACATTATCTAAGTCTATATCGCTTGGGTTAAATTTAAATAGTTTTGTAGCTCCACCTGCAAATAGTTCTGTAGATGTACCAAATTTACCAGCAAAAGCATTGCTAAGTGCTTCAGATGCAGCATTAGATATTTCTTCTGAAGACATCATAGGAGCATATCCTACAGCAACTGGTACTACATTTTTTGCATCTGTGAGACAGTCTAATACTGTAGGCTGGTCAGGTAACCATTCCTTAAAAGTAATTCTTTGTGTTGCCATACTTTCCTCTTATTTAAAATATGGGCCAACCATCCAGGTGACTACTGAATATCTTACCCCTTTAGTGATAGGCTCAACGCCATGAACCATAAATGATGGAAATACTATTACGTCCCCTTTTTCTTGTGGGGGATATATCTTTTCATGGCTATTTATAATATAAAACTTACCGCCTTCAAAGTTATCATTAAGAATAGCTATTGCAGTTAATTTTCTTGTTTCATTTCCGTGTTGATGAAATGTATCTACATGAGCTTCATATTTACCATTTGGCTCATACATTAAAAATTCAGCTTGGTTAGAGTGTGTAATATTATATTGCCAATATTGATGGTTTATACTTAAAGCGCATGATGTTAATGTAGCACCTATACCTGCATGCAATGGCAATTGAAGTCTTTGAACGTTTCTAATATCTAAATTAATATTATTTTTAAAGTCACGACCTTCGCCAATAAACGGAAGTTCTTTTTCTACTTCAGGTTTTGAATATTCTTTAATAAGTGTGTTGCTAAAGCCATCTGATATAGCTTTTTGCATGACATAACATACATCTAATTGTTGAGGTTGAGATACATTATTTATTGTTTTACTTAAACCTAATGACTCACGCTTATCATATTTCCATTCAGCATGAGGGCCATTTTGATCTACGTAATGTAAGAATACTTGGGCTTGCCATTTTCCCTCAAAGTAAGGTTCACGCCAATGCCATTTGTCCATGCCACGATACATAACAGCATCACCAACATCCATTTCAATTTTAGTGCCATCTGTTTTATCTTCATGGTCTCCCATATAAATTGACCATACATCACCTTGAAAACCTAATGTAATGGTAACTGATACTTCACAAGCTGGTCTATCTCTATGGTTTTTTAATTCTTCTCCATGCTGACTATAAAGTCTTGCATAAGAGTAAGTTGGGTATAGTTTTAAACCACTTGCATTTTCAAAGTGTGGTAATAATTGCTCTAATAGACTATCAAATACTTCTGACCCATGTACTGCATCTGATAATGGGCATTGTTCGTCTTTAACTGTCTTATTTTCACCTACCAGTTTTTTTAGTTCATCTGTTAATTGTTGACAATTGGTTTTGTCTAAAAAGTTTTTTAAGTGAACGTATTTATTATCTTGAAATTGTTTTATAGTATTCATTAAAACATTATAACATATTTAAACTGGTTCAGGTGCAGGTGCAGGTTCAGGCACAGGGTAAATTTCATTATCACCTGTATTATAATACCATTGATCTGCTACTACATCATTATCACAGGGTGTCCAAAATAAAGGTAGTGCTACTTCAAAAGTTTGAGTTTCAACTTCAGCTACTCTGCATGAATTTTCAATAGGTGTAAAAATAGGTTCAGGCGGCGTATCTGTTGTCCATCCTGAAACATATTTAATGGGTGATTCATTTGGGCTTATTAGAGCATTTTTCATATTATTTTCCTTTTTTATCCTACAAATTCTACTAAAATTGCGCCACCTACACCACCTAAACCCGTAGATGGGGTTCCAGAACTTCCACCCGGGCTACCAGCTGCAAAATTTCCAGTTGTTGAAAATGCAATCGCCGCAGAGGTTGGAGCAGGGGAGCTACTAAGTGTACCAGCAGTCAATATGGTTCCATTAACACCCCCAACGCTATTTCTTAAAACTGTTCCAACAGGTACTGTGCCTGTTCCAGGAGTCCCTATCCCTGGAGTAGCTGGTGTCGCACCGGTACCACCTGTAACTGATACTAATGAACCAAAACTACTTGTGCCACCAGAACCAGCAGTTGCAGCTGGTACTATAGCTCCATCTCCACCAGAGCCTACTGTGATAGCTACTGGCGCAGTTACAGAAACAATAGCTTGTGTAAAACCACCAGCACCGCCTCGCCTAGCAGGTGATACTGAACCTCCGCCACCGCCACCGCCAACAACTGTTACTCTTACTTGTGTACAAGATGCTGGTTTTGTCCAAGTTCCTGGAGCTGTAAATATTTCTGTTTGAAATTGACCACCGCCTGCAGCTTGAGATACCCAACCAGTTCCTGTAGATGTAAGAACTTGTCCTGTAGCACCAGATGCAACTAAATTAACTGTACTTGTACCATTTCCTACTAAAACTGAACCTGAAGCTAAAGCTGTAGCACCTGTACCACCTTTTGCAACTGCTAGTGGGCCACCAGTAATTGTATCTAGTGTAACTGCTGCACCTTGTGCAACACTTGTCCAATTTGTTCCATCTGACTGTAATACATTGCCAGATGTACCTGGAGTTACATAGCCTAAGACATTTGTACCAATAGCCAAACCTAATGCTGCTCTAGCACTAGCTGCTGTACCTGATCCAGTACCACCTGCTGTAAGCGGAACAGTATCGCCACTCACACCTGCTTGCAGATCTCTGATCTGTGTCATAAGTGTACGAATAGCATTGTTAATACCTGAAGGTGCGCAACCCTCATCAATGTTAATTCCACCTATATCTGTGTTAGCAGCCGGTGTAAACGCATACTGGCTAATTTTATCCTTTGGCATAATAATTCCTTTGTTTAAATATTATTCCAGGCATTACTACCTGGTGTTATGTCATTCCATGTATTTGAGTTAAAATTTGTTTCAGCCCATGTATTTGGTCCTGCAGTTACTTCAGTCCATGTCTCTGTACCTGGAGAAATGGCTGACCATGTATTTGTGTCGTAAGATGTGTCTATCCATCCTTCACCTAATATTTTACCACTTGCTACTACAGTACCGCTACAAGTGATATATCCTTGGCCTACTTTAATAGCAAAAGGTACGCATGCAACGTCTGCATAAGCATTGACTTCAGCATGACCTTCATAAACAACACCACCTGCAGCTTCTACTTCTGCAATACATTCTATATCTGCACTATCTGTTCTAATGCGGATCATATCAGAAGTGACTGTAGCGTCAGCAGTAATACTACCTTCGCCTGTTCTTATTCTGATATAAGTAGCACTTACTGTAGCATCTGACGTAATATTTGCGTTTCCTGCAAAAATACCTGTACCATTTGCGGATACATTTGCGGTTGCGTCTATGCTTCCAGATGATGTTCTAATACGAATTGCATCTGAAGAGACTGTAGCATCTCCAGTAATAGCAGCACTACTACTTACTATTTTTGAACCATCTGCTGTAACTGTTGCATCTGCTGTAATATCAGCACTAGCTAATATAACTAATGCTCCATTGGCTGTGACAGTTGCTTCAGCATCTATCAGAGCCTCAGCCATTCTTATTCTTAAAGCTGTGGCATCTATAGTGGCATCACCACTAAATGCACCTTCCCCAAATGTTATACAGACATTAGGATCTTCCCATATATAACTATCTAATGAGAAAGGTAATGTGTCTAAATTACCACCAAACAGGTCTAACTGTTCAAGGGTAAATGGACCACAAATATCTGCTGGCATAATTAAGCAAGTGTTACGCTAAGTGAACCTATAGCAATTTTAAAAATGTCACCTGTATCAATAGCTTTAGATGTAGTTAATGGTGAATGATATAAAAGGTTGCCTGCTGTTACAGCGTCATTAATACCAATCCAGCCTACAGTTCCGTATGAAGCTGTTGCTTGTGCAAACTCTACTGCAGCAGTATTAAGTGAAACTCCGTTAGAAGGCGCACCCATAGTGACGGCTGTTCTAGCATAGCCAGTACCGGATGTGCTAACCTCTGTGCCACTACCTGCATCTGTAGGGTCTGAAGTCCATAGTGATACATAAA